GTCGTAATGACGGGTTATTGCCAATTTTAGCTTAACTAAAGGAAACTTTCTATGAAAACTTATGGTCGACGTGATCGTGTCTTAATTGATACCAAGTCTGATGCGAATGTCAGTTACACTAATTATAACGTGGTTCAACCCACTGTTGTATCTGGTGTTTTAACTGATTACGTTTCTACTGATATTAATTTCGAACGCGTTCAAGATGTCGTAAATAAGGATTTCCAACTTAGAAGTAGCAGAGGGGAGATTTTTAATAACCCTTACTATTCTATAAAAAAGTCAGTTGTTCATGGCTCTGGGAATCGTACCGCTGTTTTTAAAACGAATAGCGGAGTAGTTGGTCTTCAATTTGGTGATATTACTGGTAGGTATTGGTATAAAGCGGGTTATTCTTTTCCGCCGAATCCACCTACTGAATTTCTCACCCAGTGGGATACATCAAAACGCAATGCGATAGTTAAGGCCCTTAGTAACATAGATAGTTCAGACTTCGCCTTTGGTGAAGATCTTCTCGAAATCGGGAAGTCGGTCCAGCTTATGCGAAGACCGTTTGAATCTATTCTAGAGATTACTAGGAATATGCGTAAGGACTTCAAGAAACGAACCAATGGGAAAGTTAGAGCAAGCACAAAAATGCTAGCCCGCGCTTCCTCTGATTCGTGGCTGAAATACCAATTTGTTTATGGTACTACAGTTAGATCTTTGATGAACCTGCATGACGCAATGGAAAATCGGCCCGTGCCACCTCCTTTAAGGAGAACAGCTCGTGCTTTTTATTCCGCGTTAACGTATAATGATGAAACCACCATAGTGACGCTTGGCACAAACGCCAATCGTACCTTCAGAACAACGAAGGCGAATACACTTAGTGGCCGTGTTACTATTATCTATGAAGGTACTAGTAATACAACATCATGGCAAAGACATTATGGTTTACGAGCAAAAGATGTACCAGTGACTATGTGGGCAGTTGCCCCGTACAGCTGGGTTATTGATCGGTTTTTAAATATTTCCGACTCTCTTGCTGCTATTACAAACCTAATGGATCCTAAAATTGAAATATTGGCCAGTTGTACTTCTGAACAAAGAATTGTGAAGAATACAGTGATCTTGGTTTCTGAAACCGATCCTAACTGGACTATTACCCTTGATGGAAACAGAATAACGGAAGAAACAAGTTTAAAAACTCGTACTCCATTTGTCCCATCATTTACGGATGCTGTACCGCGGTTCGAAAACCATGCTACAGACTCCATTTCATCAATTGCCGACCTTTCAGCACTCGCAACAGGAAAGTTGCTTCGTGTCTTTAAGTAAAGCATTTAACAAAACGAGATGACAATTATGTCTATCAATAATAGCTCAATCAAAGATGGTGCCACTGCAATCACAATGACCGGTGGTACCGATATTACTTTGGTCTCTTCAGGCGCTCCTTTTGCAGGTGTAGTTGAAGCTTATGTCAGTAATGACACTTCAATGAAAACTCGCAGAACTGTAAAATTTACAGCAAAAGCGCCAAAGGCTAATCCAAAATCTCTAGGTGGTTATACGCAGGCCTACCGTAAGGTAGAAGTGCTATTCCCACGTACTCTAGAGACTGGTGAGATTACTTATGATGCCGTGCTTATCACACATCGTTCAGATATCTCTGCCACCGATGCTGAAATAACAAATCAGCTTATGATCGGTGCTCAGATACTTGGCGATGCAGATTTTGCAAGCTTCTTTAAAGCGTTAAATCTAAACTAAGCATTTAACGCCTGAGTAATCCCTTCCTAGGACATAAAACCATGAAGAAAAAATCAAAGACTAATATCAAGCTCTTTAATCCTGACGTATTATCCGAAAATATACGTCTAGTTTTAACCCGTGATCTCGAGTCAAAATCGTTGTATTGGCTCGACAACGAAAACAATCAACCTTTAACGCTATTCAAGGAAGCACAACATTATGCGACGACCAAAAAATACAAATCCAAAGGATTGGATGCGCATCTTAGATCGTCTGCCATTAACTCATTTATTGATGTTAATAGTAGGATGCATAAAGTTAATACTGGCTTTAACACTCTTATTGCTAGTTACTTTCCACTACGAAGATTCCAAGCTGAGCGCGATACCCTTAATTATAAACTGGGTATTGCACGACGCTGGCTCTCCGAAGTTTTAAGCGATTTTACAACAGAGGAATTGTTTGAAGCGTGTAAGCATGCAAACGGAACTACTTTTGGTATACCGTATGAGAATTCAGGCCGCGATCAAAAACTTCGCTATCCGATCTCTTGCACTGCTGGGGTTGAAAAATTGTTTGAACTTTATCTAGAATTTGACCCTCAACTCAAAAATGCAGTTGAGGAAATTAATAGCCAAAATATCGGCGTCAAATACTGGATTGTTCAAGGATCACGCACTACCACTGTACCCAAAAATGATAAAACCGACCGTACAATTGCTATAGAACCAACGTTGAATATGTTTTTTCAACAAGGTTTGATGGCTCTAATGTACAACAGGCTTAAGACTTTTGGATTGGATTTATCGAGTGTACCAAAGACTCACCATTTGTTAGCTGAACAATACAGTATCTCCTTATCTGGAGCTACTGTTGACTTTAGTTCGGCTTCCGATAGTGTAAGCTTGGCGTTATGCGAGTTTATATTACCTCATGAATGGTTACGTGTTCTGACCTTTGTCAGGTCAAAAGAAACACTAGTTGATGGATGTTGGCATACTCTTAGTATGATCAGCACAATGGGAAATGCTACAACTTTTCCGTTGGAAACACTTGTATTTGCTTCATTGATCGTTGCTACAGAAACTGCCGCACGTGGTTCCGGGTTTCCGGATTTTAGTAATCCACGTGATTGGTCAGTCTTTGGTGACGATTGTATTCTTCCGGTTGCCTATACTAATGATTTTATTGAATTAGCAGAAGCGGTAGGTTTCGCCATAAATCATGACAAAACTTATTTTAACACGGTAGCTAGAAGCAAAGCCGAAAAATTTCGGGAATCCTGCGGCGTCGACTATGTCGACGGTCGTAACATTAGACCTTTTTATTTGAGGTCGCCTGAACACCACAATTATCGTGGGTATGAAGCTTGGCTGTATACTGTATGGAACGGTTGCTTAAAGAAATATATAACATATTTCGGTAATCGTGACTACGTATATGGTGAGGTATTCTCCTTTTTAATTGAGTGTTTAAATCAGATGCGATACATGATTAAGATCGTGCCTGATTACTTTCCTGACGACAGCGGCATCAAGATAAATAGTGATCCTCGACTTCTCCATCTTATTTTAATGATAGGGAAGAAGGTTTCACCATTGCTTGACGATCGCCATGGAGGCGTACGGTTCTCATACCTACGTTTCGAGTACGACGATACAAATTATCACAATGGATTAGCACGTTTATGGGATAAATTAAAATTCCCTGTGCGTCCAGTGTTAAGGCGTATTGGCTTTTCACATACATTTTCCGTGGTTTATTATTCACGTGAAGATTTTGATGTGAAGCAGCTTTATCGTACAAAAAGGAAAGGTGGATATAAGGTAACCATGGCCCCATCACAGGGGTGGTTGAGTAAACCCC